CATATACATGTCGTTGTTTTTGTGAAGCAATATTAGAATATGGATCAACAAATCCACCTGAGATAGTTCTTTATACAAAGAAAAGACTACCATCAGAAGCAAGGAAAAAGCAAGAAAACTTTATAAAAGATCTTGGAAGATACACAAGACTTATATACAAAGCAGTTGCTGATAGGAAAGATATGTCCTTTAAAAATATTGATGTTAATGAACACTTTAAAATTAAAGGTTGTATACCACAGTTCATTGAAGATCATAAGGATGCGTGGGACTCAAAGGAATTAGTTCCTGCAGAGTTCTACTAAGCATAAAAAAAGAGACCCCTTTGAGGGTCTCTTTTTTTTGTATGTAAACTCGATTTACATGAGGTTCTGAACAACAGTACGCTGGTAATAGCGGTTGCTGTTAGAAGTAATGCGTCCAAGTCCTTGAGCAGTACCTTCAGCGAATGGGTTTGAAACAAGACCGTATCTTGTCTTAAATCCAATTTTTGGCTGGAAGGTGTTCTCTCCAACTGCACGAACCATCTGTAGTGGAACATATGGGCAGTAGAACAGACCAGCATCATAAGGAGATGAACCCTTATAACCAACAACATAGTACTGGTTAGCAGCACTGTTTGCTGAGAATGGATCGATGTATACTCTATACTTACCGTTGATAGTACCAGCAAATGTGTTACCAGTGTCATCAACTTGTAGGTTAGCATTAAGTGCTGGAGTGTAATCCAGAACGCCAGCCATTGTAAGTGCGGATGCTACATCAGCAGAAGTTAGGATAATGTTACCCTTTCCTCTACGAGTTCTTTGTGCGATTCTGTTAGCATCTCTTTCAATGTTAAACAGAAGACCCTTGAACTTCTCAACTGACCATCTACCATTGGAGTCAACATCTAGGTTAAAGAAACCTGCGTTTGCAACATTGACCTGTGAACCTGCTTCAGCAGTTTTGTAGATAGTACGGATAACCTCACGGTTAATTTCTGCAAGAATCTCACTAGAAAGAATGTTAGCAAGTTCTGCTTCTGCATTAAGACCATGAATTGCTTTAAGGTCTTGTGCGAGTTCCAAACTGTACTCTGCTTTTAGTGCTCTAGACTTAGCGGTTACAGTCACCTTCTCGATGGAGAATGCCATCTCGTTGAAGTGACCATTAGTGCCATCGCCTAATGCTTCAGAGTCTCCAGTTGACATACCTTGACCAACTGAATACTGTGCTTGAACAGCATCAGAAGCGTTGTTCTCAAGGATAGCTGGGTTTGTACCACGCTGAGTTCCAGTAGAACCGAAACCAACAGTACCATCATCGTCAGTAGCTGCGGTGTAATCACCTTGAGTTGCCTGACCGATGTTAGTTCCTGCCTTGTTAGCAGAGAATGCAGAATCTGGCTCGTTGAAGAACGACTCTGTTCCAGACTGATTCGTGTAGCGAGAACGCATCGCAAAGATTAGTCCAGTAGGACCATTCATTGGTTGCACTCCAGCAAGTTCATAAGCAACCAAATTAGGCATTGATCTCCTAATAAGACTGATTAGAACGGGGTCGAAACCTGCAACAGGACCAGCAGCGGCTGCTGTTCCACTAAAACCACCTGAAGCACCAACAGCGTTACCACTGTTTGTAGGAGCTGCCTCAGTTAGCATTGAGGTTCCGTTTTCAAAAGCAGATTGCTCTTGTAAAAACTTTTCTTGGTTCTCTAGGAGAACTGCGGTTACGGATCTGCGGTGAGCATCCTTAATAGGATCTACCCCTTCTGCATCTAGCAGAGGAGCCCACTTCTCCATAATTTGTTCGGCATTGTACATTGTACTTTACTTAATAGAGTTTGTAGGTTTAATTATTTTCCACCCAATTTAAGGGCTGACAGATACTGATTCATAGACACTGAATTGTCTATGCTAGGATCTTCGTTTGCTATACCTTCCGAAATGGTTTCGGATTTGCTTGAAACCTGAGCTTTAGTTCCACTAGGGAAATAAGATTCCTTAAGTGTAACTAGCTTCTCACGGTAAGCGTCTTCACCCTCAAACTCAACACCTTCAGCTAGAGTCTGTAACTTCTCCTTTTGTGTCTCAGCAAGTCCTTCGGCTACTTCAATAAAAATTCCATCAGCTGTAGATTCGCCAAGACGCTTATTGAGAGAGATGTTCTTCTCTATCTGTTCGTTAAGTTTGCCTTCCATATCATCTAGTTTATTTACCATGCTTTCCAGCACATCATATTTGTCGTCAGGGATTGATACATAATGATCTTCAAAAAGACTCTTCATTCCTTGTAAGAATGATTCGGTCATCTCGGTCTTGAGCCCATGCTCGACCTCGATAGCATTTTCTTTGAGCCACTCATCTGAAACATACTCAAGGTATGAATCTGTACGCTCAACCAACTCAGACTTAACAGTTTCAAGATGCTCTGTTAAAGTCTTCTCATATTCGGCAGACATTTCTTCTTTAATAGCAATAACTTTAGAGTTAACTGCTGCCTCAAAGATTGTCTTGGCCTTTGTCTGGAACTCTTCAGAAAGTTCTTCACCACCGAATAGAGCAGCAAGGTCTTCCTCTACATTAACTGTAGGTTCTTCCTTAACTTCTTCCTCTGCCACGGTAGTTTCCTCCTTAGTAGGTTCTTCAGCAACAACTTCCTGATCTTCCTTAGTGTCAGGGTTGTCACCTTGCTTCAGCACCTCTGTGCCAATAGATTGCATAGCATCTGCCTTACCAGCACCTTTATTAACGATATCCTTTACCGTTTTAATATTTGCTGATTTGATTTTGCTAGAATCATCTGTGGACTTATAGTTTTGAGGTGTTGGTCCGCCAAGATCCTCGTAAGATGCTGATGCTCCAGGTGAAGTGGAATCATCAACTTTCTTCATAGGATCAGCAGCCTTCGCACCCCTTGTTACAGGGTTGTCCATTTCCTTAAGTTCCTTTGCGGCCATTTTTGGTCTACTCCGAATAGATCGTTGTGATAATCTGTATTTATTTATAAAATGTTAGAGATTTGATAGGAAGTTTTGGAACAATCCTAGCTTGTTCTCCTCAAGCTGTTTATTATCAACTAGTGTATTGACTGTCTTATAAGTCTTTCTTGCTAGTTGCTCTCTTACTACACCGCCGTCCCAAACCCAGTCCTTACCTTCCATAATTCCTGATACAAAAGCATCAGGTGCAGAAGGATCTGAAACAATATCAGCAGCAGTAGCAAGCATAAAGTCGTCAGAGACAATTTTTACACCTTCTTCATTAACTGCTAATGTTCCAAGACCACGGGATGAAACACCAAGTTTAACTCCTTCATCAATAAGGTTTTGTGCAATTACACCCATTGGGGTATTCAGAAGTTTAGCCTTACCAATAAAGTTAGATCCACTTTCTTTAAGTGAAATAATTTTATGGGAGACTCTATCTAGATTTACTGTTGGTCCCTCAGGATGACCGAGTTCTCCAACTGCACGACCAGATTCCACAAAACTTTCATTATACCTATGAACCTCCTTGCGAAGTGTGTCCATTGGGTACATACGACCATTGCGGTTTTGAATATCCCCTTGTAGGAAGATACCCTCGATAAACATAGACTTCTTACCGTTGCGATTTTCAACGATAACTTCTACATCATCAAGTTGTTCTGTGATTAACTTCATCGGTTTAATTTGTAAATCCTACTTTGGAGACCTCAACAGCATTACCTGTTACATAGATCTTATCTGATGCATTCTTCTCAACCAAAACTTCTGAATTATTGAGAGTCGTAAACGATCCAATAACATTGTCATCAGAATCTATTCTAACAACAACAGCAGCACCTGCTGTAGAAAGCACTCTTACTACAGTGGCATTACCCACAGTAGTAGCGTTACTATCTCCCGTTGACAAAGCTGCCTTTGCACCTAGAGGTAATATTCTAGTCATTGGTTTCTTCTTCCTCAGGTTGAGTTTCCACTTCAGTTTCCACTTCGGCCTCTACTTCGGAACCAAAAAGATTTCCAGAAGCAGCAGGTCTCAAATCATCAATCTTCTTTGCTGATTTAGCATAAAGTAGATCTTTAATTTGATCACTAACATCTGCAGCAGACGCATCTGTCGCTATCATATTGACGAGTTCTTCCATCATGATTTAATATACTGATAAAGTTATTTATATCTCTCCTTCGTTGTCCTTAGGCATTTTCTGTGGTTGAGGTTCTGGTGGCAGTCCTTCTTGTGCCATTGGATCTGCCATTGGATCGCCAAAAGCACCTTGTTCCATTTCTAACATTTGTTGATTTGGATCGGGTATAACTCCTTTAGCAATTTCATCTTCAATCTGCTCGTCAATTTCTACAATCTCAGAATCCTTTTGACGCAATACATTTCTTCTTACATATTCTGTAGAATAGTATCTACCAACATAAGGTTCTACCATACCAAGAAGACCTAAACGACCTTCCATTAGTTCCTTATCTTTTAGTTCTGCAAAGTGATTATCGTAGATAAAGTCAAACTGTATATGCTCTGACATGATCTCCCAATCTTCTGGAGTGATAATGTTCTTAAGTATTAGCTGAGTTCTTAGCATGTCCAAGAAGATCTTACTAAAACGCTTACGCAGTCTTCCTACCCACTTACTAAACTTAAGTTCGTCTCTTAGAATCTCTGAGCTACGACCAAGATTAAATCCATCCCCAGATCCAGCGATTCTAGATTCAGGTACTCCCAAAGATCTGTACAACTTAGATTGGAAATACTCAATGTCAGCCAACTCCCCAAGGTTCTGTCCACCTGGGAGTGTTGTAATCTCTGTTCCTCTTCCACCCTCTCTTCTGGGTAACCAGAAGTCTTCAAGCATGGACATGTATTTTTTATCATCTCTAATTTCTCCTGTTCCTGAATCGTAAACTAATTTATTTCTGTAACGGGACATTACATCTCTTAGATATTGCTCTGCTTTAATCTTAGGAAGATTACCCACATCAATGTAGAATATCCTTCTTTCTGGAGCACGAGATAATCTGTATATAACCAGACTATCCTCAATCATTCTAAGTTGATTGAGTGACTTAATTGCTTTTTGGAGATACGATAAGACTGTACCCTTATTCCTATCGACAAGACCAGAAGTGCAATATGTAATCGAATCTTTTGCAAGTTTAACCCCCGACATTGAAGTACCTGCACCACCCATTGCCATGTTAGTAGGATACCGTGGTTCAGGAGTGTACATAAAGTACTCCTCTATTTTTGGAAAATATACCTTCTCTGATTCATGTACATTTGCTGTATTAAATATATTGCCTTTATCATCTTTCTTCTTTTGTTCTTTACGAATATACCGCATCTTCATAGGATCGATATACCTTAATTCCTGTATACCATCCTGAGGTTTTTTAACATCAATTACTTTATTATAATAAACCCTACCATCTACATACCAATTTCTAAAAATCTCATGTGCTTTGGAATCAAAATCTAATAGATCTTTAATATGCCTAAACTCTTCTCTAATTTTATCCTTAATACCATCAGATGCATTAAGATTATCAAGATCTATTTCTACTGGAGAATCATTGGTATCTGATACAATTGCTTCATTAACAATATCTTCTACTGCATTATCCACCTCAGGGTGGAGTGCCATCTCTCTATATTTTCTAATAGCTTGATGCTCATTCTTATAGATCCCTTCAAGATCTATGACTTGACTAGAAAAACCAGACTGTATATAATAATCAACCCCGTCCTCGCCTGTCTGCGGAACGGGGGATACCACTCCCTTAGGGAGATCATCTTTATCCTCAATTTTAAAACCAAACAACCGTGCCATTTTATAGAAAGATACCTTGATACCCTTCTATTTAGTATGGCAAAAAAGGTTAACCTACAGCACCACCTTGTCCATCTGCTTCCCACCACTGAACCTGTAAGGTTACAGTAAACTCTTCAACTGCGTCAGATGAATCATATGATAGATCAATCTGAGAAACATTTGTTGGGAATACACTATAGAACTTATAAGTTCTAAGGATTGGCATATTTGCTTGTGAAGATTGAGAACCTGCATCAACACCTGCTCTTCCAAGCTGGTATACATATGCATCTTTAGTATAATCTTCAGGGTTAATATTACCTGCATTGTCAGATACTTTGGACATGGAGTTCATCCATCTCTCAAAGGAACCTCTGATAGCAAAGTCAGTGTCGTTGATTACAGTGATTGTCCATTCATCGAATGTCCTGTCTCCTGCAATCTTAAGTTGACGACCTCTAAAAGGTACACTTATTGGAGCAATGTTTGATGCTGGAAGTGCAGCAGCTTTGACAAGGAACCTAGATTTAGGATCAATGTCACTTACTGACTCATCTACTGTGCCATCTGGAAATGCAAGAACCACCTCAAACAGATTAGGTCTTGCAATACCACCCGTTAACCTCGACTTAAATTTGTCGATAGTCCTTTCCGAAGTCTTTGGTGGGTTTGCGGAATTGATTGCCATTAGTCTTTTACCTAAGGTGGGTTAATAAATTAGACCTTACCGATAACTTCATCAAAGGAAACACCTGTGCGTGTAGCAACAAATGTTAGACCAATGAAGTTAATAGATCTTGCTGGTTTGATGTAAACATCAGCAACGAATTCGTTACTGTCAATAATAGCAGGGGTATTGTTAGTCTCATCGCATATTACGATGAAGTCTTGAATACCACGCTTAGACTGTACATCACGAAGGAATGGTTCAACAATGTTAATAAAGTTGATCCTTGTGATCTCGTCGTTGAATTCAAAGAGGATGTCTTTAGCAGCAGCAGCGATTGCTTTCTCAAGGAAGATGAACAATCTGCGAACATTAATACGATCAAAGGCAGAAGACCTACCCAATCCAGTCTTATCACCGAAGAGGATAATACCTGCTCCAGGAGATGTGATGATTGGATTAATTCTGTTAGAGTACAGTTTATCTCTATGTACTTTGTTAGGTGTGTATGCTAACTTAACTGCGTTAAGAATCGCACCTCTTGCAGTTCCACCTGGTGAGAACCAAGGGAAGTTATTAATATCGTTTCTAGCACATGTACCAGCGATATCTCCGTTCATTGGAATGTAACGGAATTGCTGATTGAATCTGTCATACATGTACTTGTAACCACTATCAAGAACAGCATATGAACTTGATGTGATTGGTGAGTAGTAACTAACTAAATTGTCAGTTACAGTGTCAGTCTTCAATTGAAGTGATTCACCATCTCCAGAGGCACTTAGGAAGCATCCTCTCCAAGGTGATAGGAATGCAATAGCATCCTTTCTAAACTCTGCAATCTCAATTAGTTT